CGAGGCCTGGACATCCTTCTCGTTGTTCTCCATTGCCGCTGCGGCGGGATCGAATTGCGGGCGCGTCGAGAAGTAATCGCGCACCCCAGCAGCTCGGCCCGCCGTCTGCCGGCCGGGATCGAAGTGGTCTTGAGGTTGGGACAACTTCTTGCGTCGCTCCTCAATGTCCGGCGCGATTACATCGCCGCCGCCGTACGAGGAAGCACCCCAGTTCTGTTTAGCGACGCTCGCCTCGCGACCAAGCTGAGTCAGCGCCGCGAGTTTCGGGTCGGCTGAGAGCTTCACGGTCGTATCGATCATGGCCTGAGGTACGCCCGCCTGTTGCGCTACGGATACGTAGGCCTGGCGCCACTGATCGGAGCCGGGATCGCCGTACTGGGCGGCCGTCTCCATCGCGGCCTTGTGACCCGTGAGGATCGCGGCCTGCTCGTCTCGCCGCATCCGCGCAGTATGGGCCTCTCGCTCTCGTCGTGCACCTCCTATGGGGGGCAGCACCGCTTCTGCTACATCGCCGAAAAACTGCGCAACGCTCATGTCCTATCTCTCCACTACTGTCCGAAGCCAACATTGAACGAACTGCCTGAGCCCTTGCTGTAGCTCATCGTCTGACCGATCAGGCTCAGCAGGATCGCCAGGTTGGTCGGGTCGGTGATCTGGTTCTCTTCGGCGTACTGGGTAATGGCCGCCTGAATCTCGGCCTGTTCCTGCGTCTGGCCCTGCTGGCCGATCCCGAACAGGTCGTTGAGTCCGCCGATCTGGGCGGCCGCGATGCTCAGGTTGTTCATCGTCTCCTGGGCCGGCTGCTGGCCGTACTGCATAGCCGAACCGAGGGTGTTGAGCGTGCGGTCCGCCTTGCTCTCGGCCAGGGCCTGGTTCGATTGCAGGACGTCCCAGTCCAGATCGCCCTTGGCTTCGCTGAGGTAGCGGGCGGTGTCCGATGCGGCCGATTCGCGGGCCTTGGCCCGGCCGGAGCCGAAGAAGTTGCCGCCGGCGAAACCCTCGTCGATGCTCGGCAGCACATCGTTCTTCAGGGCGTACATCGTCGGGTCGTAGAGACTCGTCTTGAAGTAATGTTCGGTCTGCTCCGGTGTGATCTGTTTGCCGCCGACATCACCGGCCAGCAAGTCCTTGACCGCAGTCCCCGTTTCCTGGGACAGGGGCGTTCCGGCCTTCTGAGGTGTGCCGAACATGTCCAGAAAGTTCGGCGCCGAGTCCAGAACCCCCTGCTGGACGCCCGTCAGGTCGGCGACGCGATCGCCTTGATAGACGTTCTGGTTCTGGCCCAGCGTGGGCAGATAAACGTCCAAGGCGTCCAGCAAGGCTTCCTTTTGTTGGGGCAGGTAGCTGGTGCTCTTCGATGACGATTTAGAGCTTCCGAATCCAAGCAGTGCCATGATGGGTCTCCTTTACGCGTCCGCCTTCTCGTCGTGCAGGCGCTCAATCTCGCGGTGGATGTCACGCAAGTGCTCTTGCAGATACAGCGCCATCTGCCGGGCATACTCGGCGGGGTCGCCGTTGAATTCCGGGCCGGGTCGCGGTTCCGGTATCTCCTTCGTGCTCATAATGGCGCCCCCACAGGTGGGTTGATGACCATCTTCTTGACGACCAGACTGCTGCCGGCGTAGTTGGCGATCCGGAACTGGATCTGATCGCTGGTGACGTTCAACTCGAACCCGTAGCTCTGGTAGGCATCCGTCAGGGTTGTGGGCGAGAACGCCACCCACCCTTCATCGTTGGTCTCGAACGAATCGATTCGATAGCTGACCCGCATGGCCGAACCTTTGGCCACGAGGTAGAGCATCGACCACCACTTCTCGACTCCGGGCGCACCGAAATCGAAGACCTTGCTGTTCGAGACGGCGACGATATTGGTCCCGTCATCGGCGGTCAGCGTCTCGTCCACCTGGTAGACGTAGCCGCTGTCGTCCGCGACCATCAACCCGTCGTCGGTCAGGACGGTGTCAATCAACTGATCCCACGTGGTGCCGGCGGCGATCGCCTGGGTGTACGTCTTGGCCTCATTGATATCCTGCTGCCAGGTTTTGCCGGTGACATAACTCTGTCCGCCCATCAGTGCGGCGGCCACGATGCCGTGCGATGCGTCGTACAGATGCTCGAAATCGCGAATCGTCCAGGAACCGTCGATGGCGTCAACCCCGTACGCCCGCGTCGGATACGCATAGCCAGGCCGCACGACAAAAATCCAGATCATGCGACCGTTGGCGTCCACGCTCATACGGCAGCGGTTCAGCTTGGCTGGGTCGATGTCCTCCTGGAGCGACTCGAAGACCTGCTTGCCGATCGGGTCCATCGTCGTGCCCCCGGTATACCGGTACAGCTGATAGTCGCTGCCGACCAGATAGTGTGCGTTCTTCCAGGGGACGATCAACGGGGCGGCCAACAGACCCAAATTCGGGATCTGCAGTCTTGCCATGAGCGCCGGATCGGAGTTGACGTGGTAGAGGTACCAGATTGAATTGTCCTGATAGACGATCAGTTGCGAGGCCCCCAGCGCAGCGCACCAGAGGTTTTGGCCGCCGGTGTCCATCAGTGCGACGTATCCCGCCCCGGTATCGGTGATCGTAAAGGCCGTACCGCTGGCGGCCGTCTCCACCTTCCCCGGCTTGCCCCACAGAACGGTCTGAGGGTTTTGAATGAACTCGTCGCTCGCCGCGTTCCAGGTCTTCGGGTTCAGGAGGATAACATGATTGAAGAACGTGTTGACCTGGGCGGCGTAATGGGCGGTCGGGGTCGCGGGGTCGGCATCCGTCTCATGGTAGCCGTCCGCGCCCGCCAGTTCGTGGAAGGTGTCCTCGAACTTGCCCGCCCATCGGTAGATCGGACTCTCCCCGCCGTCGCAGGCCAGCAGATGGTAATAGCACGCCGTCCCGTCCTCGGTGATCGCGTCGGTGTGGGGAATGCCCACGAACGAGGGGATGCTGTCGGGCCCGGCGTTCAGCCCAGACGAAGGGCTGATATCGGCCCAATCGTCGGCTAGAGAGTCCCACCGCCACAACTTGCGGCGCGTCATGGCGACGACGTGGTCTGTCGGATTGCGCGACTGCTCCTGGTAATGGCACAGGCCGAGCAAGGCGGTATCCAGAGGCAGGCCGGAGGCGGCGAATTTGGCGAAGCCGGGGGCCGTCTTCATGGCGCCCCGCGTGAACAGCATGTTCCGCGCGAACGCCATCTGCCCATCGGCGATCTCGCTGGCCGGGTCGTAGGTGTTGAGGCCTCGACCTAAATTGTTGATCGTCAGCCCACTCATGCTATTTCAGGAACCCAACGAGTTTGAGAGTAATCGTAGCGTTGTTGTTGGCCCCGATCCGGATGATACCGCTGGAGTCGGTCATACACACCACGTAGCCGACCTTGGCGGAGGTGCCGAGATACGCGAACGAGGCACCTAGCGAGCTTCCGCCGTAGTGGTTGTCGAACGTGCCGCTGCCGTACCCCTTCGGTTTAGCTGCAAAGTACACGCCTTTCGATGCCTGGACCTCCAAATAGACCAGTGCCACGGCACTGCCGATTTGGCCCGAGAGGTCCAGATCGGTCCATGTATCAGGCGTCAGCGCCGCATTGTGGACCACCGTGCCGTTCGCCTGGCACCGCGCCGCATCACCGGCGTCGACGTAGGCTTTGACTGACTGCTGAGTCGGAACGTGGTCGGCGCTGTCCGACGCCATATCGTCTTCGTCGACAATGACTGCGGCGACGGCGGCGTCGGCGTAGGTGTTCGCGTCAGTCACGGCGGCGTCGACGTAGGCCTTGACAGACTGCTGGCTGGGTACCTGCGTGTCGGAATCGGACGTCATATCGTCCTCGTCGAGCATTCCGGCCATCGGCTTTTCCGTCCCGTCGGCGCCCTTGAAGTACAGTTCGTTGCCCTTCATGTAGAGCCCGCGATCGGGCTCGTTGCCGGCCGTGTAGAGGGCCAGGGCCAGTTCGCCGGCGGGCGTCCACGTATTGGGACTGCCAATGGCTGTCAGGCTCTTGATGACATTGTTTGTGGTATCGATCCAGATGCGCCCGAGGTCGGCGGACGTCAGCGCCGTCGAGCCGTCCGGGCGAGTTGTTGGCGCCGTGTCTTGGATCCAGGCTACTGCCGAGCCCTGCTTGTGCTCACCGCCAGCGGTCGAACCGGCGGGCGTGGTGTGCTCCTTCTGCAGGCGCAGCCGCAGGCCCATCCGCAGGTCGCGGATCTCCAAGGCGCCGTTGCCGTGTGCGTCACTCAGCGCCGGAGCGTCTTCGTCCCAGGCGGTTCCGGTCGGTGGTGGTCCGATGTCGTTGGCCATGTCTCACTCCTATTCCACGTCCTCGTAGAGGATGTAACTGGACCGGTCCTCGGCGTTCTGTTCGGTCTCCAGGTCGCAGTGGGACTCATACTCGACGAGCCAGCCGTCCCATTCGCTCTCTTTGGCCTCCGCAGCGACCAGGAGGGTCTGTTGGCCTTTGGCGATCGCCCGCAACGCCTTGGCCTGGGCCCAGAGGATCAGGCCGTCGTCGGCGTCATCGAGGTCACAGGTCTGCGTACTGGACGTCGAGGTGAACCGCGCCGGCTTCTTGGTGTAATCGAAACGGATATCGAGCCCGTTGTAGTTCGAGGAGAACGGGCAGGAGAACCGGATCGTGCCCCCGTCGCGCGTCCAGTAGGTCGGCAGTCCCTCCGAGACCGATTCCGGGGCCGGGTACCGGTCGTTGAACCATGGTTTCGGCCGGAACGTGATCTGGTGCGTTTCGGTCCCATTGAGCACCCAGATCGCGTGCGAATGCCAGAGATTGCTAATGCTCGTCAGGTCCAGTTCGTAGTCGCCGGTCGCCACATCGTAGGTCGTCGTGTCCCGGACCTGAAGCTCCAGGGCCTGGGGCACGCGCTCGGCGATCTTTCGCATGGCCTCGTTCAGGGCGTCCAGAATGATCTCCGAGATCGGCATGGTGCTGGAGGTGTCGTGTCGACCGACCAGATGGAGGATCCGGGTGATCAACTCGGCGCACGTCTTCTTCTCGCCACTCGAGGTGGGGGTCAGCGCCGTAGCGATATCCAGCGTGAACGCGACCGTACCCGATACCGGCTGGATCGTTGCGTCGGCGAAGCTGTAGTTGTTGTGCCCACAGAAGACGTAGTAGGTCTCGTCCAGAGACAGATAGAATTCGACCTGGCCGCTGGCGTCGGTCGTGCGCGGATAGCCGAGCTGGGTCGTCGAATCGTTCTGGTCGCTCACCCAGACCGAGATACCAGGGGCCGGTGTGCCCCCGGTAGTCCGGACCGTCACAGACACGAGGGTCTGGCCCGGACCCTGCATCAGATCGAAGGTGCTCAGCCACTGGGTGCCCGTCCATCGGCCATGCACTTCGGAGATAGGCGCATCGTCGTCCGAGGGCGAGGCCCCCGACTGGATGTAGAAGATGATCGTATAATCGCCAACCGGAACCCCGGTCGGCATATCGGCGGTCCACAGGGAGCCGCCCTGCGACGTTACCGCGAAGTCGTAATCGTCGGCATCCCGACCCAACGTCCCCCAGGTCTCGAAGGTTGGTGTGACGGCGTCGATGTACCAGACCTTGCCCGTCGACGGCTGGCGCAGGGCCGCCCAGAGCGTCGGGGAATCGTAGTTCGAGTAGGTCAGATGGATTTCACGACTCATGAGCTACGGCTAGGCCACCGCCGCCTCCTGTGCGATGATCTTGCGGACCGTCAGGGCGCAGAACGGACAGACGCCCCACTGGGATTCATGGTGCAGGCCGAACATGTTCTTGCACGACGGACAGATCATCCGCACGTGGTCGGGGCCGGGCTCGGCGGTCGTGTCCTGACGCTGGTAACGCGGCTCGCGCGGCCATTGGTCGGGTATCTGGGGCTTCTTGCGACCCTTGCGCAGGACCCGAGAGATCGCCTCAGCCGCTCGGTGGCACGCGCTGCCGTCCAGGGGTCCGTAAAGATGGTCTTCCAGCCAAGTGAGTTTGTCGGTGTCGATATTGCTGCGGCCCCAAACCAGTCGGCCGAGCGCCTCAGACAGCTCACCGTAGTCGTTGACCTGGGGACACGCATTGGCGAGGATGGGATCGGGATTGCAGTTCGCGAAGTTCAGGGACGGCACGCCCAGCAAATGGGCCTCGATCGCCATGGTCGAGCCGGCATGGACCACGACATCGCTCGCGGCAATGGCCTGGCCGCTGGGATAGTCGTACGGCAGGATCTGGACGGTCTTGCCGAACGCCTCCTGGTACGCCCGGGTCGACTCGCCGGGCCGGACCTTCAGGGCGAAGTCGTACTTGTGGCTCTTGGTGGCGACGAGGTTCTTGATCGTCGCGATCCAGAGCGCCCTCAGTTCCGCATGCCGCGCGTACAACCGGCGCTGCAGTGGATTGCCTTCGGGCAGTCCGCATTCAGTGTAGTCCGGATGATCGTCGGCGGCACTGAAGGCGGTAGCGAACAGAACGCGCCGTTTGCCCGGCCGGGCCTGTCGCTCGTACTGCGTGCAGACGTCGAGGGTGAACGGGCCACAGGCAACCAGTTTCCTGGCCTCCATGCGCCCGCGTTCGGCCAGGATGTCGGCAAACTCCTGGCCCCAGACCAACTCCAGATCGATATGCTCGGCGTAGTCGTAATCACCTACGACGACACGCTGACGGTCCTCGTCCATCTGTTCGAGCGCCACCCGGCCGGCGCCCGCTTCCCCACGGCGAACGATCGTCACCACGCCCCACTCCTTGATCTGGCGTGCGAAGTTCAGTTTGTGATCGGACCCGATCATCGGCAGGACCACCGCGTCGGGCTTCTCGACCGTCACCGCATCGGACCCGGCCAAGACGAAGTTGCGGACCATGACCTCATGGCCCATATCGCGCAGACATTGGGCCAGTCGCTCGTCGACAGGCTTGTCCCGCTGCTCGGTCAGTGTCAGGATCAGGATCTTACTCATTGGGGGTGTTCCCTAAAAAGAGGTAGACGGGAGAAGGACGGTCTTCGTAGCGTTCGAAGACCTCGCACAGCCAACTGCGGCCGGGCATGTGGTTCAGTAGCTTGTTGAGCCACCAGCCGGGACTCTTGACCGTTGGATGGATGGGCGGATTGCCGTAGCCGGCAATGCTCAAGACGAACGCCTGGGCGGACTGCCCGATGTTCGCCAGGGCGCTATCGACCTTGTCCTCGGGGATATGTTCGAGTACGTCGAAACACAGCGTCACGTCGAAACCATCGGGGAGAGGCTGTTCGGTGATCTGGCAGGCCTGGAAGGTGTACCCGGCTCGGTCGTAGGGCCCTGGCACCAGGTCAACCCCGACAACCGATTTGCCCAGCCGGGCGAGATTCCCACACAGCAGCCCGTTCCCGCACCCGACCTCCAGGACCGTATGACACTCTGCGATCATGCCAATCCACCTGTCGGAACAGGCGAGCCCCTGATTGTGGGTCTGGTAGCCCATATCCGCATTGTGGAGTGTGCGGTACATCGACACGTCCGGCGGATCAGGGAGAACGGGAGCGCCCGGTGCAGGCGCTCCCGTGATTCGAGTCTGAGCGGACATAATGTCCTTTCGGGTTTTACGTCCCCCACAGGACGTAGGTCACTGTGGGAGTCGTATCGTTGATGGTCCCCTTGGTCGTGAACGTGACCTGCCCGCCGCTGCAGACCCCAAGGGTCGGTACGGCTAGCAGGCCGTCGCTGCGGACGGCGAAGCCGCCCTTGATGCGGTGCAGCTTGCTGGCGATCGTAAAGGTCGCGCCGTCCACGTCGGCCGAAGCCAGCGTCACAACGCCCTCTTCCTTGATCGTCCCGGCCGTCCCGGGCGTGGGACCGAACTGGGTTTCGCAATTGAAACGCGCCACGGGTCACCTCCTTCTTTAGCTGGTGGTGTCCACGGCGAAGGCGGTTCCGCAGGGCAGGATCATCGCCCCCGCATCGTTCTGAGCGACCACCCCAAACTTGCAGACGCTGGCGCTGTCGACCATCGTCAGCACCGCGCCGGCGGTGACACTGCCGTCGCTCGGGTGAATGCCGTCCAGTCCCGCGATCGTATCGACCGGGCAGACGCCGCCGCACCAGAACCAGGCGTAGAGGCCGTCCGTCAGGGTCGCCACGGCCACCGCGGCCAGGCCGCCGCCCTTGAGCGCCTCCCCGCCGTCGTTGGTCACTACGTAATGCTTGCCGGCGGCCGCCGCCTCGGTGGTGTCCGGGGCGCACAGGCTCTTGATCGCAGCGGCAGCAGCGGTGCCCTTCTCGTACTTGAGCAGGATGAACGTGGCGTACCCGCCGTTGGTCTCCTGGTAGAGGCGCACCTTGGTCCCGACCGGGCACGGCGCGTCCGTAGTCGCCCCCGCCCCGTGCGCCGTCGCGTACGTCTCGGTCAGGTCCACGGGCGGCGAGATCATGGGGTGCGCGTCAGGCCAACGGTCCCAAAGAATGAATTTTCCGTCGTCCATTCCGACAGTCATTGCACTATCTCCTTACATACGGTTGTTGTTGGTTCACACACTGCCCACTTAGGCCACAACGTTGGGCAGGTAGATGCTCCGGTTCGGGTGCTTGCAGATCAGGTTGCCGCTGAACTTGATGCGGGCCAGTTTGAAGTCCGCACCGTTGGCGATCTGCGACTGATCGAAGAAGGGGAGCATCTTGAAGTTGGCCTTCGGGTGGACCAGGAAGTGCCAGTCGGGGATGTTGAGCCCGTAGAGCCGGCGCTCCATCGCTCCGGCCGTCCCGGCCGTCTGGCCCATGACGGTGTTGTACTTGCTCTTGAGGAACGGCTCCTTCACGATGCGGCAGCCGTCGACCTCGATCTCCTCGATGCCCCACTTCATCAGGCCGCGCGGATCCACCTTCTTCGGCAGCGACCGCGCCTCGGCCTCAGCCAGGATCGCCAGCCAGAGCGTGCCGCCCATGACCCAGACGAACTCCTTGTCCGTCTCCAGGTCGGTCAGCGGCTCCTGCCACTGGCGCAGGCGCGTCAGGCTGATCGCGTACTCCTGGGCGTAGCTGGAGGGAGTGAACTGGTTGTCCGCCGGCTGCCACCAGTCACGGACGTTCGAGGCATTGGTCCGGGCCAGCGTGCCGTAGGTGCTGTCGGGGACCAGGGCGGAGTTGAGGCCCTGGACCTGCTTGGCCGTATCGGTGGCCGCACCGAAGATGAGCTTGCGCAGGTGCAGCCGCGTGCCCTCCTGGGCCTTCTTGACCTTGAACTTCGCCAGGTTGTGCAACTGGGTGCGGTCCTCGGTCTCGTAGGCGTTCTCCAGGTCCTCCTCGAAGTCGAGGGTGATCGGCAGTTGGAAATGCTTGCGCCGGAAGTAGGCCGTGTCGGTCACTTCCTTGGTGCCGTGCGTCAGTTGCTCGTTGACCCCGTAGTCCTGAGCGAGATCCTCGACCGTGTCGGTGTCCATCTCGAAGAAGTAGCGCTTGCCGCCTTTGAACTTGCGGTTCTGACGCTCGAGAATCAAATCGAGTACCGGGGTCTTCCGCATGATTTCGACTTCCATCGACGCGTCGTGCATGTCGCGCGTCAGGTTGTCGAGGTCCTGATGGAATCCCATGATGTGTCTCCTTTGTCACTTGACGCCGGCACCCTTCGCAGGGCTACGGCGCCGTCGCTGTCTCGAACTGAGCAGCGACATCGTCCAACGATCCTGGTTTGATCTGGACGTCTCCGTAGGACGGGCGAACGCCGCCGCCTCCGGTGTCGGTGGTGACCTTCTTGGTGGACTCAGCGTCCTTCTTCTTCGCCTTGGCGGCTTCCTCCTTGGCCTCGGCGAAACACTCGTCGAGCCGCAGGGTCGCGTCGGCGGGATCAGAGGGCGGGCCTTCGAGTTTCACCTTCTCCTGGAACAGCTCGGTGGCCCGATTGCGCAGGCCGTCGCCGTACTTCTTCTCCAGGCGGGTGCAGACGCGGTTGTAGGTCTTCGCCTTCGCGTCCTCGGCTTGGCGCTGCTGGCGTTCGGACTCCGTTTCCTCGGCCGTCTGTTCCGCGCGGGAACGGACGGACGCCAGTTCGCTTTTGAGGTCGCGGACCATGCCGCCAATCTGCTTGAGCGCGGTTCCATAGTCTTCCAGGCTCGCGTTCTCAGGGTCGAAGTCGCCCAACAAAGATTCGACCTCATCAGAGGCCCCTTTGGCCGCCTTGAGTTCGTCGATCTGTTTGGCGAGCTGCTCGGCGCTGGCCTTCTGTTCGGCCAACTTCTGTTGGAGCTGCTCTTGCTCGACCTTGGTCTTGCGCAGATTCGCCTCCGCCTGGTCGGCGCGCTGACGTTCCTTATCGAAGTCCTGTTCGGCCTTCTTGGCATCGTTCAGGGCGTCGTCGACGTTGGCCTCGTCGGTCTGCTGTTCGGTGATCTCGTTCAGGTCATCCATCTTGTCCATCGTCCAAATCCTTTCCGTTTTGAGCGCGTGTCTCGGTCCGGTGCTGCTTATTCCGAAGCTGGCCCTTTAGCGCATGTCTGTTTGGCTGCTCCGGGATCAAACGGCCCACGGTGGGCCGGGATATGTCACGGGATCGGAAAGGGATTCAGGCGGGGGTACTCTGGAGTGAGCGCAAAGAAAAAGCCCGGCCCCTTCCGATCGTGCGTCGGAAAAGTACCGGGCTGTCTTTCAAGTGTTCCGGTGGGTCTATTGCATTGTCAATACTGCTCAGTCGGTATTCTTGCTGAACTTCAGGCTCTTGTCAAGTCGATCAATGCCAGTCGGCTTGCCTTTATTGACGTGTACCTCAAACGAGCCTTGGCGGATACTCAGTTTCCGCGCCAACTGCCCGGCCAGATCGTTAACTTCCTGTTTTCGTTCGGGGCTCAGAATCATTACCGTTGGTCTTTCTTCCACCGTTTCCATGCCGCCTTCAGGTCGTCGTAGCAATCGGCCAGGAAGGCCCCGGCCCTGGCGCATATCTCCGAGTGCTGGGCGTGCGTCTGCACGATCAGTCGGGCCGTCATGTCCTGCGAGTAGTCCACGAACGGCGAGTACTGACAGCCCAGACGGACCCCGACAAACTCAGTAGCCTCATGCAAGGCTACTTCGAAGATATCCGACCAGTCGTCATGGTCGGCGCCGATTTCCATGCGGGTCATCTTCTTCTCGTGCCCGCGCCCCCGACACGAACCGCCCGTCCCAGGCCGAAGCCACAGCTTGACCGGTTCGCCGCCCAGATCGTATGTACCCACGATGACGGGTTTCATTCGTTCTCACCCTTGACAGTCGCCACCGCCTTCGAAGCGGCCTCCTTCTTCTTCTCCAGCACCTTGGTCGCCGCCTTCAATCGCGTCTTGTCCTTCTTAATCTCCATCGCGCGGATCAGAGTCTCAGCGTCGGATTCGGCCTGCCACTCCTTCTCTTGGGCAGTTATGCCTTTGGCCATATCAGGTCCTTTCGTCTTCTACGAAGCAATTTCTATGTCCATACCAGCGTAGTCGCGTTCGGCAGATATTTCTCCTATTCGGTGGGCGGCCACCAGCTCTGGGCTATTTCGTCGCCGTTACAGGCCCTGCGATACGAGGTCCTGTCCTTCGCCGGCGGGTCGGGAATACCAGAAGTGTCAGTAAGGGGGCCACGCCAAGACAGTGTCTCCAGGTGCTTACGCAGTTCACGATGGCTGGCGGCGACAAGGTCCTCTACGGCCGCGAACAGGTCTAGGTCTATGTTCTGCATTTGGGTAGAGGTGCCAGTAACAGGTGCTGGCGTCTCGGTCACAGCAGGCAGAGTCCCCACACCCACGCAGGCCGCTACGCCGCCAATGCAGCCTCGCAAGAATGTTCGTCTGGTAATGCTCATCTATCTGCCTCCCGGTCCGCAGCCTCATTGCCCCACGCGAGGCCGCCATCTGTATCGACCTGAAGATAAACCTCTGCGTCGTCCCCATCATGGAGCATCAGCAACTCATATGCTTCGTCATCGGATGCGTACTGGACTTCCGACCAGCGAGACATGCAACGCGTCTCTTTACGGCCACAGAGCGAGCAGCGGCGTGTCTCCTGTTGGCTGAGGTTCTCCATGGCATAGAGCCAGGGAACCGTCTCCCAGTGGTGTCCGACCACCGCGCAGACAGAGCCTTCGTTGATCAGGGCACGTATGGCGTTCGGGTCGGCTCGCACGATATCCATTGCAGCCTGGACAGTAAGACAAGGCTCGGACGCCAAGGCCTCTACCTCGCACCTGCTCCAGGTGATCTGGGCAGCCGCACCGGAGAACATATCGCTCCGGTTGTAGATCAACTCGCCCCGAGCCGCCAGAGATGCCATACCGGCGACGAGCAACGCGGTCACCACAACGATCCACTCACACGTGTGTCTCATTCGTTCTCTCCTTTCATGCGGCCCCCTTCTGTAGTCCGTGCCAAAGGAGGTTCATCCATGCCCTCCGTTGCTTGAGAATGTGAGTTGCCATGCGGGCGAATCTGGTCGTGGTCATCCGTGCCAACGCACTGCCTCTACACACGTGGAGAATCTGGATTGACCTGCAATGGTCGCACTTGAGTCCTATGTAGGGCGGGAGAAACAGTCCCCCGTCAGAGAAGGTCACCCTTCGGGATGCGTGTCTGCACTTGTGGCTATTACAGTTCATGCGGCCCCCTGTCTACCCATCTGCCCCACCTGGGCCAGGAGCGCCAGTGCCTCTTGTGATATCTGCTGTTGGGCCTGCGCCGTTGCCGCCGCGATGGCTTCTGCGTTCGGGGGCTGGCCTTCGGCTCCGTGGCCTGCCTGCTGGATCTGCGCCGCCAGTTGTTGGGCCTTCTGGGCCAGGGCCATGAACTGCTTGAACAGCTTCAACTGCTCGTGCCGCGCGAGAATCCGGTCGCGGTTGGCGATGTTCAGCTTGCGCAACACCTCTTCGAGCATCGGGTTCAGGTTGGGATCCGCGCAGAGCTTGTAGGCGGCCAGGTAGTCGTTCTTGACCCGTTCCTCATCGAACGGAAGCGTCGTACCCGACTCGATCTCCAGGTCAACCTCGACCCGCTTCATCTCCTGGGTCATCTTCCCGGGCTCGGTATCCCCGTTCCAGCCGATGATACGGATGCGCCGGTCCTCGTCGTAGTGTTCCTGGGCGATCTCCAGTTGGCTGCGGGCCGTGCCTTCGACCCATCGCTCGTAGAAGACGCTGCGCAGATAGACGAGGTCGTTGGCGTTGGTGTCGAGGCGGGCGGCCTCGGTGGCGCTCATGCCGCTGCTGGACGCCTTGCCCTGGGCCACCGCGTGCATGAACTGCTGGGTCTCGACGTCCCGGGTCAGGAACTGGACGAGCGACCAGACGTTCGGGTCCAGTTGGTCGCCGGCCAGGTTCTTGATCTTGTCGAGCTTGCCCTTGTTGACCACGATCATCTCGCCGGCCTTGTCGTGCAGGATTCGGGCCCGACCGCACTTGTCCTTGGCAATAGTGCCCAGTTCGATGACCTTTTGGGGGTTCGAAGTCATCTTGACGTGCTGGAGGATGTAGGCCATGGTCACGTTGAGCATGTCCTGGCTCGACCGGCTCATCTCCACCGCGTTGGTCCCCTGCCACATGTGGGGCAGGATGTGGTAAGGGAGCACATTGAAGGGCCAGCGGCTGCGCGTGTAGACCTGCTCTTCGATCTCCGGATTGACGACCACACCGCCGACCCGGATGACCATGCGGCCGCGTGGGAAGTGAGGTTTGTCGTACTCTGACTTGAGCACCTGCGGCCATTCGTCTTTGCCGACCGGCTCCTTCGTCTCCATCCAGCGATAGAGAGCGTCCGGGTCTTGCGGGTCGATGTAGACGACACCCTCGTCAACCAAGCGTTTAGCCGGCGCCGCGTCCTGGAGCTGGATGTGCTCGACGGACGGGTCGCGGAAGTACGTCTCCCGGACCCATACCGTACGCTGCCTGACCGCCGCCTCGTCGCCGGCGGCGCTGACCGTGTTGCCCTCATTGGCCGCATGCTGACCGAGGATCAACGACACGAACCGATTGAGGAACCCGCGTCGGCGCCTGGCGGCCCGCTGGTTCTTGTAGACCGGCCCACTGGGGCCCGGGCGCGCATCGCTGTACTCATACTCGGCCAGGTCGTCTGGCTCGGCCGCCTTCTCCTCGATCTGCTTGGCATACTTCGGCCATTGGGCCTGGGCCCACTCTAAGGACACCTTGCGCACCGTCCCCATGCACTCGGCGTCCCTGATCCGATCGGCCCTGGGATCGGCCCAGAAGCCACAGGGATGGATCAGCCGGTGTCCGACCTCGCCCTGCCAACCCTGGGCCTGATCGCTCCATTCGAACTTCGGAATCCAATAGCTCTTGCCCACCCCGTAGCCGTAGATGGCGCTATCGAGCTGGGCCATAATGCCATCGGTCCGCATGTCCAGGACCTTCTGCCAGATGTACTGCGCCAGACCCTGCCACTGGTCGGCCCATTCGGCTTCCGATTGGTCCCACGCCCGACAGATGATCTTGGGATGGTTCTTGGCCTGTTTGGCGATGCTCTGCATGATCAGCGGATAGATCATGTTGACAACGATGTAGTCCCAATCGGGATTGCGTCGCACGCCCTTGAGCTGCTCGCCCCAAACGTAAGCGGTCGCATCGCGCCAGAGGTCGGCCCACTGCTTGGTGACCGCCATCCCGGCGCCCTCGATCTCGTCGAGGTACTCAATCAGTCCGTCGCCTTCGAGCATCTTCGCCATGTTCGATACCTTACGCCGCACCCATACCGTCAAGTCCCATCACGCCGCTGACGATCGCCGAGAGCTTGGTCATCTGTGTTCCGGCCCCACCGTCCAGGTCGATCTCGCAGTACAAATCCAGGATCCCCTCGCGCGGGACACGCAACAGGGCAATCCGGTTGTTTGCACTGTCCAGGATCGTCGGACTGAAGGCGGCCGCCAGTCCTCCGGTTACGGTGATCGTATCGACCCACAGGCCTGAGTCCGCTTCCTTGGTGATCGGATGCTTGGTGACCGCCTGCGTTCCGAGCGTCAGCGCACCAGCCGCCAGCAGCAGGATCGGCCCGTTCATCTTCCGCCGTATGAACAGCTTATAGGCCGCTGTGAAATCGGCGGTGTTCTCGCCGAAGAACGCGACCAGCAGTCGCCCGGCGTCGCCCAGCCTTTCCTGGCCGCCATCGGGGCCCAGACTGATCGGCCCAGCAGCCGGCCAGGAATCGTAGTCGAAGGTCGTCAACGCGGTGTCGTCGCTGCTCACGGCGCTGCGCAGGTTGTACCAGGGCATCTCGAATTGCTTCATGTCAATCGCTCCAAATCCGGATCGTCGTCCTCTTCGTCGTCTTCCTGGGCAACCGCCTGCCTGTCCCGGCGGTCCAGCATCTCGAACTCGCCCGGCGCCTGATCGACCCTGTTGGGCAATGGCTCCTGCCGACCAATACGGTAGCCCAGTCGCACGCCCAACAGGGTCGCGACCGTCCCGCCGATCAGGCTGGCGACAGCGACAATAGCCCAGATCGCATCGCTCATAACGCCACCTCGTCAGGCTGCGGTTCAGGGTTCACCGCCGCCACCGACGCCTTGAACGGCGCCATCGCCCACAGGCACTCATTCGTGACGCAACGCACGATGTTCGCCGGGTGTCCAGGGACAGGCCGCATGCTCATCGTGCAGATGGGGCAGGCCGGGCCGCATTCATTCTCGGCCAGGACCGTCTCCATCGGCTCCCCGCCCGTCAGCTTCACCGCCGCCCTGCTCGCCGGTCTTAGGATTATCAGTCTGCTGTGTCCCATTCTTGGCCTTCTTTCGGGTCTTCTTGGCCTTCTTCGCGGGTTGTGTCGCTTGCCCTTCAGGCGGGCTTTGATCTTCGCCCGTCGCTTGCTCAGGCGCAGTGTTCTCGGTCGCCTCTGTCTTGGGCACCCAAGCCCCCGCCTCCTCGTCCCACACCAGACCGCTCTGTGCCTTCCGGTCGATCACCTTCTGTCTCGGCGTCATTGCCCTGCCTTTCTGGATTCTCTATGACCGCAAGCGTTACCGCTGGCGGCCGATATCGCACCTGTCGACCCGGACAGGCGTCGTTGAAGCACTGCAAATACACGCCGTCGTCCTTGCATGCCTGCATCTCCAGCATAAACAGGCAGTGCGGACACTTGACCTGGCCGATCAGTGTGGTTTTGATGGTCTTGGCGTCACTCACAGTCCAAAATCCTCAATCGCCTCGTCATAATCGTCGTCCTCGATATCACGATCGTAGCCTCCGGCCACTTGGGCGGTGTGGAGGTCGTCGTCCGGTCGGTCGGTGGTATCGGTCTGGTCGATATCGCCACTCATCGGACCGCTGGTGATATGCACCTGCAGCAACCCGGCCAGCATCATCACACCGTCATCGTGGCAGCCGGCCTGGGCCTGCCACTTGCCGTTGTGGTTGATGAACGTCCTCAGCTCGTTGATCAGGCCCACATCCCGAATCACGGGCACGTTCTCGCCCAGACACTTGCGCAGGAATACGAGTGAGGGCTTGCGGTTCAGACTGGTCATCCGGAAGCCCAGCCGGCTCGTGTCCCGTTCGGCGTCCTCGTCCTCACCGGCCTGGCGGATGTAGATGTTGGGGTACTCGTCTCGCTTCAACTCGTTCAGGACCGCCAGGCCGCAACTGTTGATCTCCGGGCTGGTGATCGCCTCCCGGTAGAACCGGCCGGCCAGCGCCATCTGGACGCCGTATTCGGCGGTATCGCAGCGGCCGTGGAAGGTGCCGACCAACTCATTCTTGCGGCGACTCATTAGGCCGGCGTAGTGGTAGTCGGGATCCCCGCCGCCCTTGGCCGTCTCGGCGAACAGGCCTTCGCACACGTCTCCGTACAGGATGTACTCCTCATTCGGTTCCGGCCAGCGCCAGATCTGCCAGCAGTCGAGCCCGCGGGCGGTCTGCTGGGGCTTGATCCGCCCGTTCGACCGTACGAACAGAACCCGCGTCATCGGATCGCAGCACAGCTGCTCGTGCCGATCGAGCACCGCCTGGGAGAAAATGTTGTACCCTGTGGCGACGAACGCCTCGCGGTCGGTCGCCGGGTATTCCTGATGGAAGGTCCGCAGGTCCATGCCGCACTCGTCTCGTATCGTGACCCGACGCCAGTACAGTTGGCCGTCAGTCAGATGCACGCCCATCGCCGCCAGTTGGTCCCGACAATCGACCTCGCAGTACGGTTCGTCCCGAATCAGGACCAGCCGACCGTCCCGGCCTTTGAGGTGCTCCGGCACGGGCAACGTGTATTCGTGGTGGGTGTACCAGGGCAGAAACAGCGGCGTGTAGCCGCTCCAGTCGTCTGGGTGCTTGGTGCGCCGCTCCTTCGCCTCCCAATACCGATCGTGGAATGCACCGCCGACCCCATTGGCCGTACTCTCGAGCACGACCTCTGTCTCGGCCAGTTTCGGCACCTCCTGGAGCAGGCCGAGCAATTGGCTTTCCGCATCGCGCCAGAATGCCACCTCGGTACAGTGGGCGTACTGGGTGGTCCCGCCCCGGCCCAAGACGTCCTTGCCCGCCGTCTGGCACAGGATCCCCGACCGATGCGGCCGGTCGTACTCGATCTCCTTGCGGTTGGATCGCTTGGTTGGCCGCCGGACATCGTCCGGGAGTTCCTCCTGGAACGTCCGGCACATGCGGAAGACCTTGTCGGTCGAGTCCGAATCAGCCGAAACCACCACACCATGGACATTCTGCCGCCGGTTGATGCGTTCGAAGTATCGCGCCTCGACTGCCGTGGAAATGCCCCTCTGACGCGCCTTGAGCACGCTCAATCGGACGGGAAGGCCCCGCTTGATCTGTTCCTGGCACAGATGGTGGAGGTTATGTTGCGCCCGGTTGGGCGTGTATCGCACCATCCGCGAATGCTTGTCGACGATCTGCAAGTTGCGGAACTGCCAGCCTAGCCGGTGCCTGGCCGTAATGTCCGCCATCTTGGAGTCCGCTACCGCCACCATCTCAGCAACCCAGTCGCTTTCGGATCTTGTTCGGGACGCCCACGAATGTGATACCACCCTGGCGCCGCGTCGCCGCCTGATACGTCGATTCAGGGACCGATGCCGACCGGGCCCCTCTGCGTTCGGCCCTGAAGGCCCTTGCAACCGCCTGTAGACTACTCAGTAGCACTATCCGCACCCCCTTCTGCTCGCGCCGCCTCGTGCTCGGCCCAGAACGCCGCCATCTCTTCCTCGGTCGGCTCCCGACCGGTCTTGATCTCGCCGGTGTGCTCGATCTGCTGCTTGTCCCGCATATCTGTCATGTTGACCGCGACAAACTTGAACGTGACCGGCGGAATCAAGCCCTCCAGCCCGTTCTGGATCAGGAAATCCTTCCGCAGTTCCTGCGCGTACGTAAAGGCCTGTGAAAACTCAGGTTGAAACGATGAGTGCTCCTTGTTGAGCCAGTCGTAGAGCGTCCGCCAACTCACCCCTATCGTCTTGGCAAAGCCCGTCAAGGTCGGCAGTTTGTTCTGCATCCGCTTCGTGTCAATCCAGGATACCTTCCCGTCCTTGTAGTGCTTGATCTCGACGTCCTCGTACGGCTCTACATCGAAGAACGCAATCAACGCATCACAGTACTCAGGCTTGTAGTTGGTCGGCCTCCCTCCCAGGTCCTTACCCTCTGCGAGTCTCTTTGCTGACTGGGGGTTGGTGGGGTCGGCCATTACTTGTCTCCCTGGATGATGAGGTCGATGTCCTCGAAGTTTCTCACCCGCCTGCACCGGTCTACAAATGTCTCTGGGTGACTCTGCCGCCCCATGTATCACAAGCTCCAGTGTCGCAACCAAATGCGTCCGGATGGCCCTACGCCATCGTATCCGCCCTCCATTCTGGGGTGTGATGACGTTCTGAGGCCAGGGGTTTGTTGCGGGATCTCTGATATGAGGCGCACAATGTTGACTAATAGTCAACTATTTGCGTTGCGGGCGCATGAGAAGGGCCAGTCACTTGGACCGGCCCCCTGATTGCTCTGTGCGTGTTCAGTGTATCGCCTGGTGGTACTTCCTGACGTCTCGCTGTACGATCTCTGACGCGAAGTCCAGCCATTTACGGCCGTGTTTTGCGATACATCGGCGCCTCGGTCAACTCACTTGAGCGGATTCGTCGATTTTCTTTCCGACCACGTGAAATCGCTTCCCGCATGTATTGCACCGGCGGTATTGGATGTGATCGCCATATGCCCCCATGCGTGTCGTGTCTTGCGATCCACACACCTCGCCGGTCTTCTCGTCCACGTTCGTGCAGCGCGGCGCGTTGGCTCCATCGCGCCGGCTGTAGAAGAAATACTTCTGTCTCTCACTCATGTGCGTCCTTGCCTGGTTATGTCGTCTCGGCTGCCCTGAGTGCGCCACGGCGCTTACGCCGCTCGCGATACACAGTCTGGGCGGCGACGTCGTTGGCGTGTGCCACTTCCTTGACCGACCTACCCTTGTCGAGCATCGCCAGGATGCGGTTGCCCTTGGCGTCGTCAACTGTGTCCATCTTCAGTCTCCAATCAGGTTGAGCGCCAGCAGGCAGACGATGATTTGCCGGAGGGGCGTGGCGTTGTATGCAAACCATTTGATGTCGGCTCCATAGCGGTTTGTTTTAAAACCAGGCATGCCTACCATCTCCCATACCAGCCATGTAGCGTGCAGCGGCCAAGTTTTCAGCCTTTCCAGTAATCGTCTCGCTACCACCTCCACAGGGTCAGTGATTGGGGGTGGGACGGGGCAGGGCTTTTTGCCGCTGATGTCGTTCGACCATTCGCCTTTACACCTACTGCACCGCGTATCGTCCGGGTTACGCTCTTTACAGAAATGGTCCCAATCGAATGCGTGCTTCCACGGCCCTTTCTCACCAAGCCCCTTCCACACAACCGCGCGGAACTCGTCCAGCTCGCAGAGTTCGGCCCAGGATAGCTTGAGCAGGTCTTTAGCTGATAGCGGTCGGGCTCGGTGCTGTGGCGGCTTCGGATTGCCCGACGTTCCGGGGCAATTGCACACCGGGTCTTCGTTGTGCTGCGTCATACATTCCCCACATCTCTCGCAGACTTCGGCTCCGCACGCTGCGCATGTCTTGGCTGATGGCATCACTTCACCTTTCCCAGTACATTCCGTTTCCACGCGGGCCATGAATTCACGATCTCTGTCGCTCGATCAAGATGACGCTGAAATCTGTAGTGCTGCCAGCATCTTCGTGCGATCTGGTGGAGGGTTGGTCGGGCTGTTAGCATGTCAGTCTCCCTCGTCTCCTTTCGCCTCAACCTCGTCATACTCCCCACCACTGGCAATGCGACTTTGTGACATACTTCGCAAGTAATCGCTGTCCGCGTGTTTCGCTTCGTCGCTCATATTCCTATCTCCGCCCACAGCCTCTCCTTTCGTCCAGCGACTCCCTCGGTATCGCGTCGCCTTGCAGCCCAAGCAGGTCGTCATGCCGTAGGCAGAATGCGTGCGTTCGTGTTGACATTCGCTCATGACTTCTCCTTCTCGAAATACCCCTTCACCTCTTGCAGTAACCTGTCGCAAGCCTCCCACTGATAGATGGTTGCCCAGCCCATCACGAGGAACCCACAGGCAAATCCTGCTATGAAGTCCATTATGCGTCCTCCAAATCAACGCCTTCGAGTCCATAGCAGAAGCGGCATATGCGATGTGTTTGGCAGACGTCCCGCTCCCATTCGTACTTGTGCCAGCCGATGTGACACCGTAAGGCCCATCGGAGGCGACAATGCGACCATGTCCCGTAACCGAGCCCGACCAACCCCTTCGCTCTGAGCCACATCACTAGCGGCACACGCCCCTCGAACCACTCCATGCTGTGGTCGGTCAGGTCAAACCACGCATCGAAACAGTAGGAGCATTCCCACCACTCCTCACCACATGACGTCTGTGACATGTGGCCACCTGCTCCATTGCACATCGGGCACTTGAAGAACGCTCGCCTAGCAACAATGAGCCAAAGGCGAGGACGCCACGAACAGAGTTCGTCCCATAGAGAATTCACACAGAACATTATGCGTCCTCCCCAACGGGCACGATGTACTTCCCGAACCTGTCGTTGTCCAGCATGGCCACGCACGATCGTGCAAGCCGCGCAATGCCGTCGCTATTGTCTTTCGCCTCAAAGTATCAGCGTAGGGTCGCTCGGAATTCCATATACTCCAGCGCAGCCTTGTCTCCAGCCTCGCCATCAACTCCCACCACAGTTCCGCGAATCGCTGTTGGACAGAGCAGAGTCGCCCGGTCCGCCATGCTGTTTCGCATCATTTCCGCTTCGTCGCTCATGGCGTCTCCTTCATCACTGGTATTCTGTTTACGCATGTGCTGCCCTTCCTCGGTGTCTCGGCAAAATGCGGCGTCATCTCGTGACCTGATTTGCGGCACATCCATCGCAGACAAGTCTCTCGATATGGGCATTGCCCATCGTCACACCGGCAGTAGTCGTAGGGCAGGTGGTGTTTCGTCTGTGACAGGTTCTCGGGACTATCTGGGTATGCTGCATTGTTCATTACCAACTCCTTTCTTGGCACTCTCGCCGCATCTGCTCGAAGCATTCGTCGCATTGCTCTGCGCCGCAATAGAGACCGTTGCCCCAGTGAGGCCTGCTTGGTTTCCCGCATAAACATTGACCGTCTATGTCTATCATCGCCGTGACAACTTTCTCATAAAAGCTGGGCTTTTCACAACTCATGTCCTCCTCTCACAAAGGCCCGGCCTCCAGGGAGCCGGGCCATGAAACATGGGTAAGCCGTTGGAAAACATCCACGCTTGGATTGGTTTATACGGCTCGCAGATTGTGACGCGCCCTGGCGCGCCTGCTCGGCTACCATCTCTTCATGCGTCACCTCCTTCCGAGTAAGGGTTTCGGATGTTTGTCTTGTTCCCATCACCTCTCCTCCACAACAGAGCCCGTGAGACGCGACGCTCTTAAGGTGTCTGCGTTGCGGCACCCGTAGGCGATCAGCACCGACGGCCCGCCGGCGTTTGTTTTGCCTCGTGACCCATCCGGCCGATGGAAGTACAACCGTCCGTGCAAGAACATCAACGCGTCGGCGCGGCCCCAAACCCAATCGCGAAACATCTGCGTTTCAGTTCGAGCAAAGACGAGGGCAATCCCGTTGCCGTGCCTCGCCAACCGTTCCAGCCAAAGACTGGTCGCCCTCCCGTACGGCGGGTTCAGCCACACTCTGCCGAACCAGTTCTTGCCAAGTCCATTGTCCCGCCACGTCCACATCGTTCGCGCAGTCGGCCAAGGCTGAGGGGCGCAGGCGCACGGGTCCAGGTCGAACTCGCCGAGGTCGGCAAGGATCTCTAGCGGCGTAATCCAATCAGTGGATCTGCCTTCATTGGGTTTCGTGTGGCCTCCGATCCCGACCATCACACATCCCCTCCAATCGCAGGGTCGGATGTCACAACATCGCCATACGCCACCTCGCCGGCCTCGATGCGTTTGCACGTGATTGTGCGATCGTCGGGAGTTGCCTCTGGAAATTCCTCTGGTTTGAATTCTCTCGGCCCTTCGCCTGTGACGATCGGCTCTCGCATTCGCTCGGCAGCGATCATGCCCACATCTCCGTCTGCGACAGGTTATCGAAACGCGTGAACTTCTCGGCAAACGCCAGATTCACCGTGCCGGTCGGCCCGTTGCGTTGCTTGGCCACGATGACCTCCGCCGTATTCGTCGGCTCCCAGTTGACGTCGTCCCGGTGGTAGTAGTCCTCCCGGTGCAGCAGCATGATGACGTCCGCGTCGTTTTCGAGCGACCCTGACTCGCGCAGGTCGCTCATGCGCGGCCGGTGGTTCTCCCGGTTCTCCACCTGGCGATTGAGTTGACTCAACGCGATGATGGGCACACCCAGCTCCCGCGCCAGATTCTTGATGTGGCGCGATATTGCGGCGATCTCCTGCTGGCGGCTCTCCGTCTTGCCGGCAACGTGCATCAACTGGAGGTAGTCGACGACCACAAGCTTGAGATCGTGCATGTGCTTCCAACGCCGGCACTTCGACCGCAGGTGCATGGGCGTCACCGCTGCCGACTCGTCGATCCACAGCGGTACATCGTGGTACTCCCCCGCCGCGACCACCAAGGCCTGGTACTCGCTTGCGTCCAAGTGCTGGGCGTTGCGAATCTTCGTCGAATCCAGTCGCGCCCGGCCGCATATCGCCCGCTGCATGAGTTGCGTCTTGTCCATCTCCAGCGACATCACCAGCGTCGGGGCCTTCTCGATCAGGGCGGCGTGCTCGGCGATGTTCATGGCAAGAGCGCTCTTCCCGCTACTCGGCCTACCCGCCACGATGACCATCTGCCCGGCCTCCAGGCCGCCCAGCATCTGGTCCAGCTCGAAGAACCCGGTTCCGATGCCCCCTTTGCCGCCCTCGCACCGCTTCTTGATCGCTGCGAACGCCCGGGCGACAAGGTCGCCCACCGGCTCGGCGTCTCCTTCCTGACCGCGGTCGACCATCCGGAAGATGCGCCGTTCCGCTTCCTCGAGCAGCGGCGCCACGTCCTCCAGGTCGCCGTAGGCCTTGTCGCCCAGTTCGGTGCAGATCTGGATGAGCTGCCGCTGCCGAGAGACCGCCAGCACGCGCCGGGCGTAGTACAACGCGTTCTGCGCCGTTGGCACGGATTCCACCACCTTCTGCAGGTACTCGGTGCCGCCAATGGTTCCCAGTTCTCCCGTCCCCTCCAGTCGCTGCCGTACCGTCAGGCCGTCGAGGTTCTCACCGATCTCGCAGCCGTAGTCGGCCATGATGGCCCGCCAGATGACTTGGTGCTCCGCGAAAGCGAAATCTCGCTCACCCAGTAGGTCTATCACACTGCCAATGCAGCGCGGGTTGATAATCATGCTGCCCAGTACGGCGGCCTCACTGCTGCCCGCCTGGGGCAGCGACCGTAGCGGCGGTTGCTGGTCGTTGCTCATGGGTTGCTCCTGTCCAAAGTGGGAAATCGCTTCTTCAGGGCCCCGACAAAGTACGCCTTTGGCCTGGTGCCCTTCGCTTGCGCCTCCGTGACGAGCGCCCGGATCTGACCGGCGATCTCGTCAATCCGGGCCGGGTCAGATAGCATTTCGGAGGCGGCAATAGTCTTCAGGTTCTGCTCGATTCCAGCGTCGTGGCCGAACGCCGTGCGGACTGCCTTCCGGGCCGATTGCCACGTATCGGCGGAGGGTTGATCTGGTGTTTCCGGTTGGCTCTCGTGGGGACCGTCCGGCGAAACGGGGGGACCGCTGGGCGACGGGGGGACGGGCACCGGCCTTGGCGTTGGATCGTCCGAGTTGGGATCGGGCCGATCGGGGGGACGCTGGGGGGACGCTGGTGCCGTTGGCCGCTGGGCGGTTTGCTCGTCAGATGTGTCCCGGTGAGAACGCAGGGGACCGGGGGGGGGCACCGAAGCCCCGCGAGCGGGGCGCTCCGAACCGGCCTGTTCAGAAATGTCTTTGCCTTCTGGTTGAGTTTGGTTGAGTTCGGTTCGGTTCGGTTCGGTTGGGCGGAAAGTTTCCGAAAGTTCGGAATCAGTCTCTACCCAACCAATCTTCACCAGTACGTTAATGCCGTTCTCAACTTGACTTACAGGCGCCTGGATGGCGTAGGCTATGTCTGCAATGTCTCCAAGCTGATTTCTTTCGTCCCTCGACGCATTTCCAGCAATTTCGAGCAACTTGCAGAACAAGCCGAACACTTGTAGGGCTTCGTCTTGCCCGGCCGCTTCAGCGAGCCGCCGATAGCCTACACCTAATGAACGACCATTGGCCTTGAGCTTGATGTACCGAAAGGGGCCTTTGAACTTGGGCTTCCCGGGAGCCCAGTCCCGGCCCTTGGTGTCGACCTCATAACGTTCATCCCATTCAACGATGCGGTACATGTCTGCTTTCTTACCTCTCTCGATCCTTCAGTTATCTTGCCGGCTGCCCAGGAAGACGCTTGTGCGCCTCCCCGGAATGTGATAGTGCAATTGCGTTTGTCTAACCGGTGATCAGTAGTTGACGTTTTCGGCGTAATCGCGGTCCATTGATGGTCTCTCTTTACTCGATCTGCTAGTGGGCCTGAAGGGCAAGCACTTCCTCGATATCCTCCGGCGCCGGCTCTCGGATCTGTACGTGGATGCCGGGCGTGTCCCCGTAGATGCAGTCCACTATGCCTCGAACGATGAGGCGGTCGTCCTTCCAGAAGATGCTGTTCAGAGCGTCGCCAACGAATTTGCCGACATTGTCCCAATCGGGGGTCGACGAGTGCCAGATCGGGGCGCTTTCCTTGAGCGTGTCCGCATGACGGCCCGTGCGGTAGTGACTCTTCGGTCTGGGAAACACGCAGATCAGACGCAGACAGACCGGCCCTGAGAAGGGCTCGTCCGGGCGACACTGCATGGCTTTGGCGAGGAAGTCCTTCTTGTCGGAGGCGCTGGGGTCGTAGTGATGGCCGCTCTTGGTAGAGCGATGGCGCATCTGGCCCTTCGGATTGCCGGGAACAAAGAACGAGATCATGGTTTACGCCTTTCTGTGCACTGGTTCAGTCAGGGACCGCTCGATGGGCCATCCAAGTTTGAATATCCTGGCCTGGACAATGACCGGAGGGAGCCCCATCTTCCTGGCCCACTGAGAAACCGTCAGTGTTTCACCTCGGAAGGTGATGTGCCTGTTTGTACGCTTGTTGGCCCCCTGTTGCAGGCGGGTAGCCCATCGGCAATTGAATGGACAGTACGGGCCGTTGTTGTCAATGCGGTCGATGGACATCTTGGGCGGACACTCTCCCATGTCGGCGAGGAACACCGCGAAGGAGTCGCGCCACGCTGGGCATATTGTGATCCCACGACCGCCATAGTGTGCATAGTTGCTGTCGTTCGGGTTCTCGCAGCGCTGCTTCATCCCAGCCCAGCTTTCATACGTCGCGCTCCTGCTCTTACGTCGGGAGTGTCCATGCGTATGCGCTCGGCGAATAGACTCTCGCCTCAGACAACCACAGCTTCGAGTGTGCCCACTCTTGAGATCCCGTTGACTCACGACTGTGTCCGCGCCGCACTCGCACCGACACGCCCAACGCCTAGCAGTGGCGTTACTAGGATACCGTCGCTTGGGTGACTCAGATACAACCGTCAGTCGACCGAAAACCTGTCCTGTTAGGTCTTCGCGATATGTACGTCTTGCTGTCGCCTGGGCATCTGTCATCGCGCCGTCCGCCCTTCACAGTTTGAGCCCAAGTGAGCGTAGATACTTTTTGGTCTTGCGTAGTTTAAGCCTGCTGGCCTTCTTCTTCGTCGCCTCCAGCGGGCGATTCAGCGCCGCCGCCACCTCGGCCGTCGACTGATTGCGGAACTTCTTCTTGAGTGTCCTGACCTCGTCAGGGGTCCAATCCCCTCTCTTGAGTGCCTTCTTTGCCATAACGGTTCTCCTTTCTGATCTGTTGGACTCACCTTTTTGCGCACGCGCGCAATATGGTCATCGAATGATTCCTAAGCGTTCCGCTTCGTCCGCCACCCGCTCTATGGGCCTTTTCGGCGGCAGAACCGTGACGATCTCCTTGCGGCGGGTGTCGTAGCAGACCGGGAAGACTCCTTGGCTCGTGGTCACACGCCACTTCGTGACCCGAGCGCTCGTGCGGCCCAGGAACTCCGCTTTCGCCGACTGGATCTGCTCGACCATCTCGCGCCGGAGCTTGCGAGACAGCGGGATACCGTATCTCTCGATCATCCGACGCGCGGCGTGGATGCCCATCGACTGCCTGCGATTGCGAACGGTGCGGCGTCTGCCCATTACGTTTCGCCCCCCGTCTCTGCGCCGAGCACGTTACGCAGCTGTGCAAGCTTTCCTTCGGAGGTTCGCCACTTGGCGTAGATCTCCGATGTGTTCTGACGATGTTGGGCCAGCCGCTTCTCGTGGGACGCGCGGGCAGCCTTGAGTTGGCGAACCATGGCCTTGCGATACCGTCGCTCGTCCACCCAGAAGGCACCGAAGACAACTGCCGCCAGGGCGGACGCGACTGTTGCACCGATCAGTATGTCAGTCATGAGCGTTCTCCTCTTGGCGGCCGGCTGTTCACAATCCCCCGCACCCATCTGCGGGCGATGCGGGATGCGCCGAGGTCGGTGAAGGGCTTGCTTCTCGCTATTCGCAACTCGCGACAGCGGCCCATCCAGACGAACTCTACATAGAGCTGATACCGTGGCGTCATGCGTTCCTCCCGCCAGGTCTCGATGCGTATGAGTCCATGCCGGGTGCGGGCTGTGCCGACGCGAATCGTACGCTTGCCCACCCAGTACCACATCGTCGCCTCGTAGACGGCCCAGTTTCCTTCTGTTCTGCGTGTCATGATATTCCTCGTTAGCACATAATCTGAATGTCGAGATTCGCCTGCGCGGCCAAGGCCTTGAGCACGTCTTCGGCTGTAACCTCTTCCGAGAGGCGGACGGAGGGGTTGGGTGCCCCCAACACCACCGTTCCGTTCGTCCAGTTGAAGCGTATTGTGGCGCGGCCGAGGTAGGGAAAGTCGTCACCCTCTTCTCTCCCTTGGTTGTCTGCCGCCCGCAGCAGTTCGTCGGCGTTCTCTAGGATGGCTATCTTGTACATGGTCTCTCCCATTCGTCGGGTGGATCGATCGTCATGGTCTGTCCGCAGCACTTGGGCCAACCGGACCGCAGGCGGTCAGCGGAGTCCACCTTCTCCGTGCGCCCGCACGTCCGGCACCAGACCTGGCCGCGCTGCAGCTTCGGCTGGGACCTGGCTAGAGTTTCGTGTATTGCCATGTCTCTCCTGCTTTCTGATGATCTCGGCCACATGCCCGCTGTAGAACGATGCCCAGACAATCGCCTTGCCCTGTATGCGCCCGGCGTGTTTGCGGGGCCGGCCGTTCGCGTCCCGGCAGCAGTACTTGCGAGCGAATCGCCGCTTCCACGTGTCGATGCTGATGTCCCATCCGTAGAGCGTGCGATTGCCTAGCGGAAAGAGGTCCATGAGTCTATCCATCAATCGGGCATCTCTTTCCAGGTACTTCCCGTACGAGTAGTCCCGGCCGATCAGGTAGACCCACCATCCGTAATAGGCGAACCCAGCGACGCCGGGGCAATGGAACACCCAGACGTAAATGGGCCGGATCTCAGTGCCGGCGACGCAGCGCCTGCGCTCCAGTTGTCGCCGTTGCCGCGCGCGCTTCTGGCGACCCACCTCCGCCCACGTCACGGTACGCCATCGTCCGTGCTCGTCTTTCGTCGCCCGCGCAACGTCGGGTCCGAACTGCGAAGCCAGTATGTCGAACGGCCCGCGCTCGGCCGCCCTCTCGCGCGTTCGGGGTCGTGTCCATATAACGGTCACTTCTGCGACTCCTTCCTTCCCCACTCATCGCACCAGCCGGTGGGGTCGACTTGCCTCTCCACCCATTCACGACAGCAAAGATGGAGACGCCACGATGAACTGTGGATGCATGACGCGCAATTCGCACACCGCTGCTCGCACTCTTCCGGCACGTGGTCAGCTACACCCCCACATCGGGGACACTTGGGCTTGCGCACCAATCGCCACGCCTTCTTGGCCCCGCCCACGACGCACGCCTTGACAATGCTCCCGAGCAGGCCGGCGAGCGCGAAGGGGATCTTCCACTTCTTGTCTGGGCCTTGGAATCCTATCGGTCCGGTCATCGCTTCGCCCCTTCCTGGGTCGGTTTGCGGTCGATCTGCGCCTCCTTCGGCGCCGTGATGACCACTCGCGTCTTCGCGATCGCCCTGCGCACATGAATGCGTATCCGGTCGTCGATGACGATATCCTCGCGCCGGGAGGGGCAGACTACTAATCGAGTGTCTACCATGGTGCCTCCTCAGCAGTTGAGTGCCCCGCGTACGACAATCACCAAGGCGTCGTCCAGCTTGCCGTCGTGCGTGTACGCCCGGACCGCCATTGTCTCAGCCAATTCACGCAACGCTTCGCTTGTTTCACGGGGGCGAATCTTTGGATCGACGATTCCCTGGAGTAGAGCCACGCCAGCGTCGTCGGCCTTGTTGCCCGTCAACGCCGCGCGTCGCTCCAGGTCTTCCAGTTCGTCAACCAAGGCTTCACCGAGTTTCGGCCCGATCTTCTTGGCCGCCCACATAATCGCCTTGCCGCCTATCCATTCGCGTATTCTTCCGAACATACTCCAAGACTCCTTTCCTTATCTGAGTGGAGTGGCCGTTACTGCTCTGGCGGGGCAACCGTGTGAAAGCCCGCATCGTCACAGAGGGTCACGGCCACTTGAAGCGAACGCTATCTGCTAGCCTTGGGCTTGAAGCGAATGCATGGGCCGGTGACGACCACGTACCGGTCATGGTCCTCCCGGAACGTCTGCCACGCCTGCTGGTACTCGGTCGCCCAGTCGAACCAGTGTCGCGGCGCATCGTTGAGTGTGGTCTTACTGCCCACCAGCCACCCGGCTTCCAGTTGCCCATCCTGAAACTCCCAGCCCCCGTAGAGCCCGGCATAGACCACCCCCTCCGGGAGCGTCCAGTCTCCATTGATCCAGTTGGCGATGACGTCCGCCGTTAGGGCGTTGTACATCCCATAGACTCTCAGGTCAGTAGCGACGTCGCCTTCAGAGGCCAGCGCCTTGTCGTAGCGTGGTGCAATGTAGGCCTCGAACGCGTCCCAGATCGCCCCCAAGCGAAATTCCGCAACGTTGTCCCCCGCCATGATGCCGATCGTCCATTCGATCTCAGGCGCATTGGGCTCTTCCTCGGCGAAGCTCGTCACCGTCATCGCGGCGACCATCATCAGTACTGCGATCCATCGTTTCATGCTCTTGTCTCCTTACTACTCGGTGATTGCTTTTTCGACGACCAACGTCCACATGTCGTCGATATCGTGATCGTTCCAGTCTGAGCACAACCCGCTTGCTCTCATCGCGTTCCGCACCTGCATCCCCTCGCGGAAGTGGACCGGATGCGGTATGGGCCGATTGGCCTTGCGCCCGAACGTGGGACTCACTGACCCCGCCCACCGCCTGTAACGCCGGAACAAGGCGACGCCGCGCGGCCCAAGCCACTCGCGGATGTGCTCTACCAGTTCGTGTGAAGGTTCCCGGCGCATCGGTCCTACTCCACGATGAACCAGTCGTCGCTGAGCATGTCGGCCTGGCTGGCGACCCAGCCCGGCTGCCACTGCTTCTTGGCGTTGTACAGAGCAAAGTAGGCCTGGCAGTCCAACGGGACATCGGGACCGATGAGCCTCGCTGTGCGGTCGTTGACCTTCCGACCGGGCTCTTGGGAGTTGAACGGAGGCAGGTGCATCGGCGACATGTAGACCGCGAACATGTCCGCTCCGTTCCACCCAGCCCGGGCGATCTTGTGTCCCTGCTTTGCCGCCTCGATCGCGAAGCCGAACGGCATACCCGTCGTTGGGCGGTTATGCTTCTCGAACGTCTCCTTCGGGCACCAACTCTGATAGCCCTCCTCGTACTTCACGAGGTAGCCGTGATCTTCGACGTTGCCATCGATGGGACGCCCCAAGTACTCTTGGGCAGCAGCCAACGTCATGGGCTCGCCGTCTACAATCTTGACTCCGATGAATCTCATAGCTTCGTGACTCCTTTCAATATCTGCTCTCGTTCACCGCCTGGACGTCCGGGCGGTCTATAGCACTCCGTCAGCACAGTCTTGCGTCTGGTCCGTCTGGGCCGACTCTGTCTCAACATCCTCGGCCAGGCGATCGAAGCACTTGTCACACAGCGGCACGCCTTCGCTATCTGTCTTGGTGGCCGTGCGCCCGCAGCCCTCGCAGTAGTCCTGGGCCTCAGGCCCCGGCAACTCCCACTGTTGAACGGGTTGAGGTCGGTTCTGCTGTGCGACCGCCCTGACGATCGACTCGGTCGTGGGCGTCATGCAGTAGACACTGGAGACGTTGTAGAATTGGGTCGCCGGCGGCTCGCTGGGGATGTCGATGCGCAGCATGCCCTGTCCGGCGATCTCCACCTCACGCACGTAACCGGCCAAACGCCGGTGCCCCATCAGTTCCAGAATCACCCACTGGGCAAACGGCTCTCTTCCTTGTCCTTCCATGGTTCTCCTTTCGATTTCTGCTATCCAACGTCCGCTCGCGCCGCTTCGCGAAGCCGTACGTTCGCCTTAACCAGCGCCGCCGCGATCGGCGGACACACACTGTTCCCTATCTTCGCCACCTGGCAGGACTTCGTGCCGGTCAAGTGGTATGTGTCCGGGAAGCCTTGGGCGCGGGCCAGTTCTCTTGGGGTCAGCATCCGCAGGCCGATATCCGCGATCTGGTAGTCATGGCCTGCGACTGTCACCAGGCCCAATCGGTGCTTGGCGGTGATAGTGTGCGCCGGTTCCCGACACGACTGCCCAACAGCCGTATTGAAGTACTTCAGGAGAAAGGCACGCACCTCGCCGATGTGCTGGCCGCCTCCGGTGACGGTCGGCATCGGCTGGCGCGGGTCGCTGCCCGTCGTCGTGCCGTAGAATTTCGTTAAGTAGGAGGTCACCAGGGCGTCGTGATTCTGCGCTGATGCGGTGGGGGATGGCGTGTCGACCGATGATCCGACGGACTGACCGTAGTACCGGGTCATATGGGCCGCAACGAGCCCGAATCGGTTGAAAGTATCCTGAGTTCGCAGTGGATCGCGCAGGTTTTGGCCCCGTGCCTCTTGCCCCTTGGCTCCGTGGTAGTTGATCAGGTACGGGGCAACCAGAGCCTTCTCGCCCCGATGCGCCGTCGTGATCGTACGTAGCGGCTCTTCCGCCTTTTCGAGTCTGCCGCCATGAGTGAGGTTGTAGAGATACGGCGTCACCAACCCCATCGCATGACCGGCTCCAGCGGGACGCTTGACGTAGCTTCCGGCCGTAATCGTATGCATGGGCTCGTGAATCGTCTGCCCGGTCGCGCCCTGGCGGAACTTGATGATGAACGGGTCGCCGCTCTCGATGACAAACTTGCGAATCCCCCGGGCGATCCGCGCCAGCGTCTTCTCAGCCAGAGGCCGTCGAACGCCCCAGGCCTTGGCCTCTTCTTTCGTCAGGAAGATGGAGGGGCACGGTAGCGACCAATCGATGCATTCAGCGGCCGTGTGGTATGGCAGCTTTCCTTCCCAGTGCGTCGGCTCCGGCCACACGATCGGCCGGCCGTCGCAGCGAGCAATCACAAACAGCCGCTTGCGGATCGTCGGCGCGCCATAGTCGCAGGCCCGCAGGTCTTTGCTCTCCAGTTCATAGCCCAGGGCACGGAGTTGTTCGCACCAGAGCTTGAATGTCTCGCCCTTGCGCCGCTTGTCCGGAACAGAGTCCTTCGTGAGAGGCCCCCACATCCTAAACTCAGGGACGTTCTCCAGGATGATGACCCTGGGCCGCACCGCCTTGGCCCAACGCACGACCACCCAGGCCAGCGAACGGATGTTCTTCTTCACCGGTTTGCCGCCTTTGGCGCGGGAGAAGTGCGTGCAATCGGGGGACGCCCACAACAGTCCCACCGGTCGCCCGGCTGTCGCTTGAGCCGGGTCCACGTTGTAGATATCGGCGCACTCGTGGCGGGTGCGTGGATGGTTCATCCAGTGCATGGCCATCGCATCCTGGTCGTGATTGACCGCCAGGTCCACCGGCACTCCCAATGCTTGCGTGATCCCCAGCGACGCTCCGCCGCCGCCGGCGAACATGTCTACGATCATCTCCACTATGCTGTCTCCCTAGGAAACTCCCGAACCCGCAGGTCTCGGGGAAACTTCGTAATGTCCTTGACGACCTTGCCGTTGAGGTCGACTTGCTTGACGAAGACGGGGATGTTGGCCGCTTGGCCCTGCTGGACGATCGAGCGGAGCCAGTTGAGTTGGCATCGGCGACGCCCGGGCCCGGACTCACAGCCGACGATAATCCACCCTAACAGGCCCCGAAGATCTTCGTGGTTCGGCGCCAATCCTAGATGGAACTTAAGATCGACGGGCCCGAGCAGCGGCTCGAACGAGGCGAAGCGCAACACCGGATCAATCTCATACAAGTCGCGAAGTCGCCTGTCGGCCCACTCCTGGTTCTCGCAGGTCGCGCCCATCCAGATGTTCGGGGCGTTGACGATCGGGCACGGCAGGCCGTCGTGCTCGTCCGCGTCGGCGATACAACTGCGGTAGTATTCCAGGGCCCGATCGGGGCGCTTGGTCAGGACCTGGAAGGTTGTGTTCGGATGGCTGATCATCTCGGAGTAGACCTCGTCGAGGAATTGAAAGGGCACCTTCTCGTGGAACAAGTCCCCCATCGAGCAAACGAAACACATCCCCGATTTCGGGATGTTGTCCCAATGGCGCTGCGTGCAGACGGCCACTTCGCCATTCCATCGGCCGTCGTAATAGTTGATGACGTCCAGGTAATTGGGCTGCCCCATTCCCGCGAGTCGCTGCGCCATCCGCTCGGCGTAGCAGTTCTGGCAGCCGGGCGAGACCTTCGAACACCCAACAATCGGGTTCCACGTTTGGTTACTCCACTCTATCCTTGTCTTTGACACGTTGGGTCTCCTTGGTTTCACCTCTCCGTTCGCTCGAACTCATAGACGGCGATCCAGGGATTGCCGACGACGTACCACGGTTTGCCTCGATGCTCCCGGGTCTCACGAACCGACTCCCACGGGTAGGAGACAAAACACGCCTCTTTGGCCCAGGTGTACGGGTTGTGCGTGCTCGGCTTCGGTTTGGAATTCAGCGAGTCCCAGAGGTAGGCGAATATCTCGCGATTACCTGCGGTCCGCGTGTCGGCTACGGGCGTGCCGTATCGCTCGTATATCTCTTCCCTTCGCTGGTTCCACGCATCATCATGCACCTTGCGAATAATGGCGTCCGTCTCGATGCCTTCGGCCTCAGCGTCCGCTTCGCTGATATCCTGCACGTGCTCGACGCGCACACCCTTGACCCGGCGACGGATGCGGGCCGCCCACTTGGGCATGTGGATCGCGGGTATGCACCGCTCAGTCAGGTTGTCGTCTGAATCAACATATTCCTGGATGCCATCTGTTGCGGGGTAGCCGACCGCGTACCCTTCGCCCGTGTTCCAATCCGCGTCCCAGTATCCTACGCCCTCTGCATACAAGGGCTGAATCTTCTCCCGCACCCACAATTCGTCCTCGTTTCGGTACGGCAGGCAGTACCCCAACTGCCCATCGGCCGAACACGGACCCCAGCCGATGACTACCGGCTCGCCCCGCCGCATCACGAACTCGCCGTTCACCATCTTGTGGATGTCGCCGAAGTGGTCCGGGCTCCACCATCCCGGCGGCTGGGGCTTGAGGTGGCACCTTCTCGTCTGCGTCTTGCGAAACTCCGTAGACCCACACCGCTCGCACGGGAACGGAACGGACATCTCGCCGCACTTGGCGCACGTGATGGTCGCTCGGACCATGGGCGTGCTGAATAGGATCGGCTTCTCACTCATCGTGTTCCTCAATCATCTCAACCGCTGTCGCCAGGATCATGGCAGTCATCATTCCGTTGCCGTGGGGTTCTCTCTCGGCTATCTCTTTCAGGCAGCGATGGGTAGCCTCCATCACTGTGAGATCGTGGCACTCCATCACCCCCTCGATGACCTTGCGGGTCCTTGCCACTCGGGCCTTATACACTTCGCCCAGAAGCTGCTTCATCAGCTTCCGGCCCTCGTACATCTTGGCCGCGATCTCGATTGCCTGTTCACTCATACTCATGTCCTGAAAACGGGGCCGGGCTGGCCGGCCCCGCGACCTGTGCTGTATTGCACCAAAACCTCAGTTGTCTTGTTGGGTGTGCTCTGCCCCGGGCGGCGCTCGGCATCTGGGTCGGGTGCCCGGTCCTGTCGTTTGCGAACAGTCGTTTGGGGGCCGTCTTGGCGCTCGCCAGTACTGCCCATGCCAGCCATCGGCATCACGGCACAGTAACAGCCCCAGGGCGATGAACGCCCGGTGCCAATTTGAAGCTGTCCCGGCGCGGCATCTACTCATGACTTGATCCTCTCCACCAGATCGATCAGTTCGCCCAGCGTCTTGACCTTCTCGGCGTCTTGGTCCTGGATGGCGATATCGAACGCCTCTTCGCACTTCATCAGGACCTCCACGGCGTCGAGTGAGTCGGCGCGGAAGGCGTCGTACAGATCGTCATTGCGGTCAAGCTCCTCCAGGTCCGCGCCGGTGGTGTCGAATTGGTCAGCGAGGATCTCGAGTATCTTATCTTCAGTCGTCACGGCGTCACCTCCTGGGCCGAGAAGGCTGTCGAGTAGGGTCAGATCAACGATGCACCAGCCCAAGATCTCCCGGGTGGTTTTGACTAGCGCCTCCTTGAGTACAGCGACCTCGTTCGAGTCGCCCGGGGTCAACGGAAACACGTCCCCGTCTACCGAGCGAAGCACATCGATGACCTGGATCTGATCCGCCGGCCGGGCCAGCAGGTAGCCGCCCTTCGAACCGCGGATCGCACGAACCAGACCGGCCTTCTTCAAGTCGGACACGATGACATCGGCGTACTTGGCGCTGATGCCCGCCCCTTCGGCCAGCTTGGCCAGGGAAAGGTGTCCCTGGGCGCCGTGCAGCTTCACCAGTAGATCGATCGCGTGGGTTACTCGGGTGGGTAGTTGCATGATCTATCTCCTTCCTGAGTGAGGACCTAAGAGAACAGTTCGTCCCGGTGCTCTGACGTGTCGTGATTGGTCAAGAGAACTTCGATCGCTTTCGTCTTGTTCTCGCCCCGCTTGTTCTGATGGGACATCGCCTTGGCGACCGTCTTGTAGTGCTTGGTCCAGGTCGGGTACAGTTCGTCCAGTCTGTCGTGTTGGTAGTAGCTCAATACAACCCGAGTCTCTTTGAACCGGCCCAGCAGCTCCGCCAGTCGTTCGTGGTCCTCGTCAGTGAAGTCGTGCAGGTACTTGGCGCTCTTCTCGAAGTAGGGCGGATCGCAGTAGATGGCCGTCCCGGCCTTGTCCTCGATCTTCTCGCCCACCTCGAAGACATCGCGGCGCAGGACCGTGACGTTCAGCAGGCGTTGATGCCACCATGGGATACTCTCGATAACGCCCTTCCACCGCTTGGCCGCGTGGCCGCCGTTGGACGTGTATCGAACACAGAAGCCGGAGTTGTAACAGGCTGTGCCAGCCGCACCGTTGCGGCCCTGCCAGGAGCACAGGAGGTAGTCGTACGCCCGGTCAAGGTCGGGTCCGTCCAACTCGACCTGGCGGGCCTCCACGAGTCGGTTTCTGGCCTCTTGATGCAACTGATCGGACATCAGCGTCCGTGCCGTCCTGGCGTAGAGTTTCAAGGCCAGTTCTTCGACCTGCAGGACCTTCGCGAGGTTGGTCACGTCGGCGTGCAGATCTACGACGGTTTCCATCACGCACGGCTTCTTCGCAAACGTCACAGCCATTGAACCGCAAAACAGCTCCCAATACACTCGGTGCAGGCCCAGCAACGTGATCGCCACCGGGGCCAGGTTGCGCTTGCTCCCCAACCAGGGCGCCGCCGCTTTGTTCTTCATCCCGGAATCCGTTCCCATTGCTCGTCCTGAACTCCTTTCTCCCAGGGGCGGCCGCCCTGTCACGGCCGCCCCGGAAATAGGGTGATGGGGGTTAGGCCGCCGATTGAGCTGGTGTCAGTTCGCCAAGGCAGGAACACTTGCCGCTCTCAGGCCAGTGGTCGTACGGTTTGCTGCAACGACGGCAGATGTATGCCGTAGGAGATTCCTTAGCCAACGCAGCGTCCAGGGCGGCGTCGTCGTCCATCGGCCCACCGACCTGGCTGGTCGCATCGGCCAATTGGCCATGCACTTCCTTGGCCTTCTTGAGTGTCACATGCACGGCCTTGTCGGACAATTGGGCTATTGACTTGCCGGGTATAACCCTCTGGTCGCGGCCAGGGAACGTGCTGAGCTTGATGCAGATCCCGTCCGGCGTATCCCCGCTGTCGGATCGCACCAGTGCAAAGGTCTTGTAGTCCTCCGATGCCGCTGTCATGCCCGCGTTGGCGATATCGACGCAGAGACGCATCAGCTCTTCCCTTGCGTCGCCCGGCTGTCGGGGTGCGGTCTGGGCCTGCGTCCCGTTCTGGTCCGACCGGCGCCTGGGCTGTTGGACTGTCGGCTGTGCCCCGTTCCCGTTGGTGGTGCTGCGGGTCTTGTCGGTAGAGGCCAGATCATCGTCGTCGATGTCCTGGGTAAAGATGTCACTGGCAGCCGTCGCCGTCAGGGTTGCATCGACGTTCGCCCTCTTCTTGGCCATCTTGAGCACGGTATTGTAGTAGTCGGCCGGGTTGTCATGTTCGATGCGCTCGGAGATCGTCCACGCGTTGTTCTTCTTGCGGGGATGAAACTGCGGACCACCCAATATCTTCGGGTCTCGCGTTTCCCAATAGTCCTGGGGCACCGGCCGGCCGGTGTCTTCGCTGCGGAACCGATACTTGGCTTCCATCGTCGAACAACTGCCCACGCCCGAGCCGACGAACGCACCTGTGTTGATGTTGCACAGATCGCACGTGACGATGTACTCGCGGTGCCCACCTTCGAAGTCCAGTCGTTCGATCGCAAAGCGCGGGGCCAGTCGAAACGTAAACGCCAACTTCTCAGCCCCCGGCTTGAGTAGACTGGGTTTGTCGCCGCAGCCGGGGATCTGGCCGTAGTGTTCACCGGCCTTCATGACATGCTTCATGACCTGCTGAACCTTTGCCACCTGGCTCAGTACCGTCTTTACACTCATCTCGTCGGATTGCTGCTGAATAGCGCTCGATTCTTGCGTTTGCGGTGCTAGTTCCGTGTTCATATCGCTCTCCTTGTGGCCGTATTGACGGCCACGCTCGTCTCAGTGACGGCCTTGCAGCCGGGGATATTGAAGGTCTGACGCATGGCCCGCGCCATGCCATTGAGGGCCACCATGTTCGGCTGCACCAGTTCAGTTGAAGCCTGTCCGTTGGCCACGGCCCGACATAGGGCCTTGATGTCCACGACCTCCGCCTTCCATCGCTTCTGCGTAGAGACGCCAGTGGCCTTCGCATAGACGGGCTTGGCGACGATCGCTGGTCGCACGACAGGAGTTGTGAGGATCTCGTCGACCGTCTCTTCGGTCGCTCCGTTCTCTTCAGCCTCCTGAGCCAGGGCCAGTCGAGCTTCTTCGTCCGCCTTGTGTTGGGCCTCCTCCAGTTGCCTCTGTTTCTCCTGCTGTAGCCGCTCCTGTTCGCGGTCCCAGTTGCCGATAGCAGTCTTGATGATCTGCTCGGCCTGTGCGATCGGGTCGAGCAGCTTCTTCTCGGCCGCCACGGCAGCCTTGTGGGCCTTGTGCGCGGCGTCTTTGATCGGCTTGTGATGGGCCTGGATCTCCTTGCGCAGACCCACGATGTCGCCCAGGAACGACGCGGCTGTGTTGTACGTCTCCTGGTCGGTGATTGTGATAGCCTTGGCCCGATCCGGCCACGCCAGGGCGACTTGTTCCATCTGTTCGACCTCCGTTGTCTCTACGGGTGCGTTAGCTTCCATAATGCGTCCTCCACTCAGTAACGGTTAATGCGGCGTTGAAGACGCCCAGGTCGCGCGCGAACTCCTCACGGGGAAACTCCCGGACCTGATACGTCGCGTCCTTCTTCAGGTACAACCCGAACCGGCGATACGAGTAGGGATCGGGCAACATGTTGACGTATGCAGCCGTCTGGATCGCGTGCCACGGGAAATGACAGCCGCTCTTGATGTCCCACAACTGCCTGGGCCGGGCCTGCAGAATGCGGTCGGGCGTGCCCCGATAGCGGCCCAGCGGGTCCTGCTGCGGGCACTCGATCCACTCCCACTGAACGGCCCCGTGATCAGCCTGAAACTTGCAGTACGCCTCAAGGTAGGGCGCAATGACCGGATCGACCGACGCCTCATCCAGATCGCCCTCGTCGTGGTAGTGACAGGCGGCATGCACGGCCGTGCCCCGATCGCGTACGGCCTGCGTGAACCACCGCGTGTCGACAATCCCCGCATCCTTGAGGACCTCGGTGACGCGCGGCAGGTTGGTGTTGACGGTTCCTTCGGGGGTCATTCGGCCACCTCCTGGCCGTAGCCGTCGAACATCGTTGGCATCCAGAGGGCCTTGAATCCGGCCCAGATTGCGGTTAGGAGTCGCATGGGGTTACCTCCAAGGGCGTATTCGCCGCGCCCAGGGCGGGCTCACGTGGTCCCTCTTCAAGTTCCTCCTGCCCGCCACACCTGACCAGTTGCGCCCGGAGAATGGCCTCGCCCTCGCACAGCAGGCAGTGTTGCACCATCGTTCCGCCGTTGATAACGTTGGCGATGTGCTGGTACATCAGGAGGCCTCCTCTAAGGCCGCGTCGGATAACTTGGCCTCTACGGCCTCGCAGTATCCCGCCTGCCGGGTCCGCCCCGTCAACTCCACGACCCCCGCCTCCACCAGGGCCTCGGGAATGCCCTCGTTCTCTGACCAGCCCTTGAGCCAGACGCACCCTTCGTCGGCTGGAATCTCGAGATTGACCGTCGCCACGTACAGCCGTTCGCTTGTCGTGGGGTCGTCGCCGATGATCGCGGCCCCGCCGTCCTGATAGCAGGGAAAGCTCAGCGCAACCCGGCCCTTGGTGTACTTCGTAGTCACGTCGATCAGCATCAGCCCACCTTTCTCTGCTCTGTTACGTCGGGGAGTAGGCGGTCCACTGTGACGTCAAGGACGCAGTCCCTCGCTCCGTCGTCCTGCTGTGGCTCGACCGGGAAGGCGTCCAGGATCGCCCGGTACTTGCGCCGCCATCGTTCGCGGGCGACCTCGGGGTCTCGTTTCCGGTACGCCGCCTCGCCCATCATCGCGTCACGGACTATCATCGCCCGGACTTCATAACAGAGGTAGCAGAACTCCTGCTTGTTCGCAGGCACGAGACTCGGGTAGATCCTCTCCACATGCTCGTCGATAGGGTCCCGGCGCGTGGCAATGCAGGATTTGTGAACTCTTTTTTGACAGAACTCGCAGGCCGCTGTCTCCTGGCCTTCAATAATGTCCTCGTTGCATGTTGGGCATGTCATATTTCACCTCGCTCAATCAGACCGGTCGCCCGGTCGGTTACATCAGAGGGAACACGAGGTCGCTCAAATGGGGTGACTGGCGTACGACCAGCCACCCCTGAGCGAAGGTGTAAAGGTGCGATTCGGATCTCCGTAGCACAGATACGCGGGGAGCCCCAACGGGATTTGAACCCGGCAACGGATCTGGCCCACCAGACCAGGACGGTTGCCTACGTGACCTCCAGCTTTCCAGACTGGCGCTCTACCTTGCTGAGCTATGGGGCAATCCCTACAACCTTTCGGAGGCCGTGTTCGGTACACCGTAATCGCGGTTGGTGACAAAGGTCGGTTCCCATCCATGGAGGGAGATGTTCCCCGACCTTCGGAGGAGTTGATCAAGATAAAGGGGAGTCGGCTGTTAAAAAGGGCCTATCGACCGTAAACGTCCATTGGACGATTTACAGTGGTTGGTTTCCGAACTCCCCTGAACGACCAGGAATAACCGTACAGGCGACTGCCTACCAACGGGATATCACCGCCTTCCGGCAGTCGCCTTGTACAGCCCCTCTCCGGCCCGACGTCTAGGCCTACGGAGAGGCAATCGCACATTTAGAGTGTGCCGTTACGGGAATGACGTCGCCCCGCACATATCTCCAGAATGGCCGCCCGATCCTCGTCAGAGAGGTCCGGCCATGCTTCGATCAGGGAGCCCAGTTCGGGGTGATTTGCAGTGATTTGCAGCACCTTGCGTGCATCGACTGCGCCGCATTTTGCGCCGCCACCCTCAGCAATCAGCGTTTTGGATAGCGCCAGTGGGGGGTGTTCGTGAGCCTCCGCCTCCATTAGAGTATCCTGCAAATCGCTGCAATCCGCTGTATCTGGCTGCAAATCGCCCTTTTCGACCCCGCCAGACGATGTCACGTGCGCCACATTGCGCCGCTTTGCGTGACTTTGCTGCGCCGGATTCTGCGCCGCGTGCGTGACATGCGCCGCATTTTGCGCCGCCTGTTCCAGTCGGTGGTTGTCTCGAATAGCCTTCGCGAAGGCCTCGTCGGGGACCTGGAGATAATGGCGTTCTGCGATCCGCGCCGTGTTACCGATCCAGGTGGTCGCGACATGTAATGGGTACTCCGCGGCCAGCTCGGTCTCCCGGCTGGCTCGGAGGTTTTGAAACAGCCGCGGCCAGGGCTGGAGGCCCGCCCTCTTGAGGATTCGCAGCAGCTGCGTCCTGAGGTTTGCGTTGGCGTCACGATACCGGGTAATCACATACGGTATCCCCGGCTCCGCCAGCTCAAACACTTCTTCGAGATACGGCCGTACCTCTGGGAAGATCGGAATCACTCTCGATTCCCGCCCTTCGTGGTGCTCGGTCTTCGGGCTCCTGACCGTCATCCGGGCTGAGTCCCAGGCAATATCATCCCAGGTTAACTCCAGTGGCTCGCTGGGCGTCCTGAGCCCGCCGTAACGGGCCAGGGCGAACAGGAGCCGCCACTGGGCGTCCGGGCAGTGCTCCAGGACCTTCTCGGCCTCTTCGCGGGCGACGAAGTACTGGCGTGCCTTGTTGGCGACCGATTTGGAGTCCAGATCAGCAAAGGGGTTCTCCGGTATGAGCTTCCGCTTGACCGCGACATTAAAGAACGCCTTGGCGTTGGCCGTCCGCTTGCCGACCGTCGCAGGGCTGAGCTTGGATTCGACCAGATAGGCCCGCCAGGCCTGGGCGTCTCGTTCGCTGATACTCCGTAAGGGCTTGTCGGCCCCGAAGAACTCTCGGAGCGTCCTGCGGGTGTGAGAATAGACGAGCTGGCTGTTCGGCTTCAGATCCGTGCGGCTCTTGAGGTACTCCTCAATGAAGGCGTCCAGTGTCGCATTGGTCCGTTTCTCCACCAGTCCCACGGCCGCCAACTTATCGTAGAGCCCACCGTCAAGACCTTTGAGCCATTGAAGCGTGTCCGCCTCAATCACGCCCATCGCGCCATTGGCCGCCAGGACAAGCTGCTCGACCCTGAACTTGATCGATTCGGCCTGTCGTCGGCTGCACTTGCCCAGGCGGAGGGTCTTACGCTTACCCTCCGCTCGGAACTGAATCCTCTTCCTGCCGTTGGTGTCGTTCACGAGACTCGCCATCCATCGCCCCTTTCCATGCTGCATCCATGAGCCACTTGCGCAAAGAGTCTACCGGATACATCAGGATACCGCCAACCTTCAAATGTGGCACGATCCCCTGAGTGGTCCAATCAGACAGCTTGCGCTCGCTGATACTCAAGGCCTTCGCCGCTTCCGGGGCCCGCAATGACAAACATGGCACAGAGGGCCCGGAAGGCTTCTTTGGCTCTATACCAATCATAGATAACCTCCGTTCAAGCCCGGCGCGGTGTGCGCCGGGCAGTCTTTCACCATTTCCTCGTGTTCACTCTGCAGTTGTCAAAGATCACTGTTTCAAAGGGGATGGTGGGATTTGCACCCACACGTGCCACACAGTCGCGGGAGATAATTCCCACGGCGCTCGTGCCTCAATTGCGTGCCCGCCACCCTGTGTGATGCACAGCCGAGCTTGACCGCGTCTAACTAGTATTTCCGCCACATCCCCATGTTGTCTGGCCCGCTGGGGGCCTAAAGAGCTATACCCGCCTATGCGGGGTTTCCTACGTAGCACTGAACCTTCTTGCTGCTGCGGTCGATTAGGACAGCTCGCTTCGATTTGAGGATTGCATCCGACAGACTGTTGTATGTCGTCACGGTCCCGTTGCCCCAGACCTTGTTCACGGTCCCGTTGTCCCGGACCTCGTTCACGGTCCCGTTGCCCCAGACCTCGTTCACGGTCCCGTTGCCCCAGACCTCGTTCACGGTCCCGTTGTCCCGGACCCTGTTCACGGTCCCGTTGTCCCGGACCTCGTTCACGGTCCCGTTGTCCCGGACCTCGTTCACGGTCCCGTTGCCCCAGACCTCGTTCACGGTCCCGTTGCCCCAGA